ATAAGAAAAAGAAACGAGATTGGAGTAAAGAACGTGACAGAAAAAGACAATACGATTAATTATAGCGATTATTTCTATTATGATGAGACTAGCCCGAGTTGCCTTCGGTGGAAAGTTAATAGATATGCAGGTTACCACGGTTTAAGTCTTATGGCTAGGGCCGGTGATCCAGCGGAAACAAAAACGTACAGGGAGTGCGGAAAGCCTAAATGCTATAGAATACATGTTGCCGGAAAAGGTACCGCTTCTGTACAGAAAGTAATATTTAAACTTTTCAACATTGATGTTCCGAAAGGTTATACGATAGATCACATAGATGGTAACCCATTTAACAATCATATGAGTAATTTAAAACTTAAGGCATTCAAAGGTAATTCTCAAAATCTTGCAAAAGCTAAAAATAATTCATCGGGGTTTACGGGAGTAAGGTGGGAAACAACTCGGAATAAATTGAAAACATATGCTGTAGCTAATTATTGGGTAACAGTCAATGGTGTGAGTAAGAGTAATTGCGCATACTTCAAAGTTCATGAACATGGGCTTTTACCGGCGTGGAAAATGGCTTGCGAATGGAGAATACAAAATCTGAAAGAGCTAAACGAAAGAGGCGAAGAATACACCATGAGGAGTTATAATGAATCAAATTAAATTACAAGATGTTGTTGAAATATTGCCAGGATGCCCTTGGTCGTCTTTAGTTTACAGCAACGGTATTGTAAGAACAGTTTCCAACTCTAAGATTGCTTTTGTAGAATTCAATGGTAATAAACGATATACTGACCCAAGTAATATGGAGACTTTTGTTGGAAATTTGTGGGCTGTACCTTTTAAATTCATTAAAGTTATTGACAGTCCGCAAGACGATTATGTGGGTCAGCTTGAAGAAGAAATCCTTGGCCTTGAAGCTGATCTTGTAGTTGCTAGAAGTTGTATTTCTATCTCGGAAGAACTCCGAGAGCAACAGCATGATTTGATTCAAAAGTTAGTAGAAGATATTGATATCTTACGAAAGGAACTGTACCTTGCAAGAGGTTCGTAAGGTACTTGACACTCTTAGAGCAGAGTTGTATCATCTCAGGAATCTTAATGGTTAAGAAAGGAAATCAAGGATGAATAATGCTACCTTTTACAAAGATGAAATCGAATCCATTGGTGCATCTTTACAGCAATCTAGACTTACCGTGTATGTCCTTGCCGGTGCTCTGCTTAAACTAGTACCAGGGTACTTTTCTAGACATACTCTTGATGCTATGGCAGATCAAGAGAAGGAAATTCTGAAAATGCTTAATGCACTGCAAGAGGGTACTACAGTAGATGATCTTGTGATGGCAGTTTTTATGAAAGGAAGGATGCATTGAATGACCACGACTTCTAAAGATATTACAACCCTACTGGATGAAAAATGCATCTCGTACAGAGACAGTGAACTACAAAGATTGCTTGAAAAACTTGACTACGACGATCTAAGTCTGCTACACTACTTACTTTCAGACACTGTTCTAGATGAATACAACCGAGGCTATGATAATGGTTACGAACGAGGATGGCAAGAAGGCTATGACCAAGCACTTCGAGAAGCAGAAGAAGGTTGATTTTCTAAAAATTCTGTACCTTTTTCTATTTATAATCCTGATTTCCTCTCCCTCCCTTCTTTCTATCCCTATGAAGGGTAGAGAGTCTGGGGGGATTGTTGTTGATACTTCTGAACAGCACAAGGAACTACAATGCATAAAAAATGCTCTGTGGCACGAAGCCAGGGGAGAAACCGAAGAAGGTATCCGAGCAGTCATGTCGGTTATTTACAACAGAAAGAACCACAAGAACTACCCGAATACCTTCTGTAAGGTTATACTCCAAGACAAGCAGTTCAGTGCTTTCAACCAAGACAAGAGCCTAGCTACGAAGCGTTTAAAGCCCGTTAAAGGGCCTGACAAAGAAGCGTACCGTAAGGTATCATCTGTTGCACAGGAAGCTGTCCAAGGGGCTTTTAAACCTGTTCTTGAGCCTTCTGTGCTTTGGTATACGACGCATGGCGTTCAGAGACAATGGACGAAAAGATTAAAAATACACTTAGAAATAGGAGGCCATAAGTTTTATGGAGGTTGACTTTACGGAAATTTTTTATTATGATCCATCCAGCCCAACAGGCTTAAGATACTTAGTAGGGAACAGTGCTACATCTTCCACAGCTCGTCGGGTAGCAGATGATGTAGCTGGGTGTTTTTGCAAGAGGACGAATGGAAAGAAATCCAGAATAAGCGTCAAAATTGGGCTAAAGGCTTATGGCGTTCACAGAATTATCTGGCAACTATTTAATGGGCCAATACCTAACAAATTAGTTATTGATCATAAAGATGGTGACCCTTGGAACAATAAAATTGAAAATTTAAGGATGGTCCCGCAGAGAATAAACACCAAAAATCGTGAGGATATCGGTAAGTCTTCTGGTATAGTTGGTGTTTCATTTTATAGGTACAAAGGTGAACTTAAATACGTAGTTGCGCACGTAAGAGAAAACGGTGAAAATAAACTGAAATACTTCTCTATTGCTAAGTACGGATTTGACAAGGCGCTGGAACTTGCTAAACAAGCGCGGGAAAAGTATCTACAGAATGACCCAGAGTTTTCCATTAGACACATTAGCAACCTTTACAAGGAGATTTAAGTATGAAATTCAACCCAAAACGCGGCGACAAGATCATCTGCAATAACGGCGAGGAGTTTATTTGCTGTACGCTGGAGTTTTTGAAAGAGACTTTTCATGCTTTAGTGGCCCCGTCAGAAGTTATACTTGGGTATAACGAGAGATGGTCGGAATGGCAAAGCTGGGATTTTAATGGTCAAGCAGAGTGGGGCGGTCTAAGGTATCACGTCCGAGAAGTAATCCCTCAGAACTCGGAGGCTTCTGCTGACAAGAAGGAAGAAGTCAAGGAAGAACCTCGGTATACGGTGGAGGAAGTAACAGAGGCTTTCAGTAATGCCCTGCATCTTAGTTGGATGGGTGGGCATAAAGAAGGTATTGAAAAGGTTAAGGACTATCTTGAAAAGAAGTCCAACAAAGAATATCAAGAATATCTCCGACTGAAGGCTATTTATGAGTGATCATCTTAATAAAGTGTTCGCGCCTTTGTTAAAATTTACAGATGAAGAAAGTAAACCTACGTGTTGGTGGTGCAACAAAGAAGGTTGCAGTGGATATTGTCGATGGAAGTAAAGGAAATTTATATGAACCGACAAGAAATCATCACCCTAGCAGAATCTCTAGGACTTCTCTACCCAGAACCTAAGTCATCTTCGGATTATAATCATCCAGCGCATATGCGATTAATTTCTAAGCTGGAGAAGTTTGCTCAAGAGGTATCTAAATTGAGTTATGATAGAGGTTTTGATGATGCCAAAGAGTTCTACTACAACGAGACTTGAGACTCGTTCGTACTAGATGTAACTGCTTCAAGCGTAAGAGCATAAAGTGAGGCAGCCCATTTGCCAAACTTTACTAGTGTTTCAAAGTCAGCATTATTCTTCATCACATTAGCTTGTCCGCTTATAATCCAAACATTTCCTTTCACATAGCCAATTGAGGGATCAATGCGGTCAAGGGATATAGAACACCTCCTCTCGGGAGAATTTGGGATGAGTTCAATTCCTAGAATAGGGCAGTGCGTTGGAATAAAAATGTCCTCTTCAGTCAGATTGAACTCTATACCTTTTTCTTTGGCACGACTTCTAGCTCGAATTAGTACATACTTTCTAGGATTATTTTCGCGGTCCTTTTTATTGTCATCTTGGCGATTTTCGTAGTAACTCCTTTTCTTACCTGGATTCTTTTCATACCACGCCTCAAGTCTTCTCTTAATCTTAGCCCCTCTTGGCTCCAGCGGCCCAATAAAATTAACATCTTTATCTTGTTTTATGTACTCTTTAGGTCTTTGTTTTGGAGTTTCTATGTTGTTTGCTTTGTTTTCTTTTCGCAGTTTCGTTCTTTCTCTAATACATGACTTGCATGTTCGCCTATTTCCGGGGTAGAATTGATCGTCAGGTAGTTCTTTTTCACAGGAGTAACAATGCATATAATATCCTTTATTTTTGTTGATAACATTCTATTATATCATGAAAATGATTTCTAATCAAGAATAATTTTAAACAATTTTCAAAAACTATTTCCAAATTTGAAAGGAACAACATGCAGCACTTTGACAACCTAGATCATTACACCGAACAAGACTTCGATGACTACACCTACTACTCACGAGGTAGCAAAAAACCTTACTACGAGGAAGAAACAAAGCAGTTCTACTTTGTCTATGAGGATACCTGCGGGTACGAGCAGGAATTGTTTACAACGATTGATTGCGTCTGGAAGGTAGTTCCTCCTGATCCTACAACGTGGGCTTCGGATTGGGACTATCATGGCTATGTAGAGCTAAAATCATGGGAAGTCATCTCTGTAGAAGACCATGAAGGGAATGAGGTTAAACCAGAAGAAGTCTTGACAGAGAAGCAGTTGTTGGCTTATACTCAAGGCTTGGAAGAGTTTGTAGAATCTTAAATTGTAATTATTTTGAAAGGAATTGAAATGAATACCCGAGAATTGCACGAAAAGAAAAAGGCTTTTGAAACGAAGTTGGCTGAAATCATCGGTAAAGAACTGTCAGAGTTTGCAAATGAAGGTGTAACAATTACAAGTATCGACGTAGATTTTGAGAATGTTTGGCCTGCTAATAGTATCAGTCCTATCAAAGTTCTTCGTCAGGTTAAAGTTTGCACTTCAATTTGAAAGATTTTGTAGCATTTCTTGGCTTGAATTCAAATATTGTGTACAGAATTGAAAAGTCTTGTACAGAATTGAAAATCGTAGGTCAAAGTCAAATTTCTTGGTGGAAATGCTATCCAAGGTCTTGATTTCATTGCAGTTTCGGTATAAACTAGGACTTTCATCAATCATGCCGAAAGGCAATCTTTAAGGAGTATTCTGTATGTCAAAGAGTAAGAAGTTCGTGTACAAAGAAGGTATCACAAAGAAGCATGAAGTGCTCAAGGAGGCTATGAAGTATCTTAGTCCTTATACATTAAAACCAGATGAAGAATACGACCTTAACCCTTTCATCTGTCACTGCATCAGTCGTGTTACGCTTGAGAAGAATTGGAATAAACCCAAGGATAAAACTGGATTGCACACGGTTATCAAGACACGTCTACAAGGGTATAGTACCTTTGAAGAATGGTTGTGGGACAAACATGGAATTACTCAAGCAGAAACCCGCGCTAATGCAGGGCGTAAACTCCAGGCAACAAGGAAAGCATGGATGCAAAGCATGTATGAAGAATTCCTTGCTAAAGATGAATAAGGATAAACCATGAAAGAGAGTAACGCTGTTACGAGCGCTAAAACTAAACAAATTACACCAGAAGTTCTAGAAGAAGCTATTGAGTGGCTTGAGTCTGAAACTTATTGTTGTCATGCTTTGGCTTGTGCTTTGAGTGGGTATGAGTACGAGAGCTTTCATACAGAAAGTAATCACATTAAACAAGCTTCAGAATTCCTAGAACCTCTGCTACAACGAGATGGTATTTCTGATAGCGGAACTTGGACAGTCTGTGGAACTATGAAATTATTCCCCTTCACACGCTCTGAATGGCTCCGTAAGATCGCTCAAGAACTCCGTGAAGGTAAGATTTCAGTCTAATCCAAACCCTTTAGTTTTTCTGTTTAACTACAGAAGGCTAAGGGGTTTTTCTTTGCTTCAAAATTCCTACAGCACTCTACGAAACTAAAAGCAAGAGTTTACTTTAAAACCAAAAACCGCTACACCCTCTGGAGTACAGGGTGGTTCAAGTTATTGAAAATCCTTATTGCTTTAGAAAATAAAAACCCTTACACTAATTTTAAACCAAAAAGGCTACAGGGGTGCTGGAAATAAAATGGCATAGGAAATCGAGGTGACCTGTCGGTCGCGGAATAACCGAAGATTCGCGGAATGAATGGAAATTCGCCTACTGAACGGTACAGTATAATCGTGACTGATTAGTCACCCATAGACAAAAGAAAAGACCCCGTAGGGCCTTTGTTTAGATTGTGCTGCACTTGGTTCGGTGTTGTTCAGCAGCAGCGCGAAGTGCATCGCTCATAGTGTCTAGCTTCCAAGGGATTTCGACCTTGGGGGTCGTAGGAAAAAGGTTAGCCCGGATCATTTTAATCCAGCGTCCGCATGTGCTTACAGCCCATTCGGTGTGATTAAAAACAAACGTATCAGCAAAGTACATAATCATGGTCTTACTCCTGTTGCGCCAAAACAACATCGTTTCGGCATGTTTTTATTATACATTAAATTTTGTATAGCAAGCAAACCCTAGTAAAAATAAGGGTTATTTGTTGCAGTAAAACAACGCGCTAGAACGGCCTGGAAGCCCTCTAAAATTCGCAGCTAAGGGTAAGATAGCGTCGAGGGCAGATCGTGGCTTGTAGGGGCTTTAAACGCTTTCATGCTTTACGATACGTAGAACTACTTAAGGGTTTGTCCTAGCGCGGGATGCCTGGGAATCTATGTTAAGATGCAGGCATCGATCAACCACAGGAGCTAAGACAATGCAAAGCACTCACCATGCATGGAGATTTTTTAATGATGGTTCGATCGGGTATGTAGAACATATCGCGAACGGCCAACAAAAAGGCGACCGCTATAGCTACACCAGCAAGCAAGAAAACGCAAAGCATATGACAGAAAACCAGTGCCGACAGTTTTGCAGCTATATGAAAGAATGCGGGACTGTAGGATTCTGGTCATAAGTATAAACCCCTAGACTATGATGCAAAGATTGTGTTATAGTCTAATGCATCAACAACGCAACAGGAAAGCAAACCATGCCGACAAAACAACAGATCGAAACAATCACAAAGCACTACCTAATCGCCATGCTATGGACAATGCCAGGGGATGATGCCAGTGAGAATCCTGGCGACAGCATTGCACTGAGCTTGACAAAGCGATAGAGTAAGATAGAATCTAGGCATCAACCGGAGCAACCAAGATGAAAAACGAACGCACAGCTAATGAAGCCATTGCAGATTACAATCAAAAAGAATTTGAGCAGCGGCAAGCATGGGCTAAGGTACTGGCAAAGCCTGCCGTAAAGCGTGAAGTTAAGTCAGTGCAAAAGGTGGGATTCTTTTCTAAGTTGTTCCAAGGAGTATGATACAATGCAACACGAACGCAAACAAACCAAGGGCAAGCCCTCCCGCGATTGGAAGCAAGCGCGAGAGAATAAGAGGCAATTTTAAGGGATAACATGCAAAACGTCCGAGTAGTCACAGAATATTCTATCAGCGGGAAACGTGGAGGATATCGCTTACAATGGATCGAAACAGATAATAGACCATCGTGGATTGTTGGAATCAAGGGGACGTTCGGATGGTATAAATACAAAAAAGATGCTTTAAAATCCGCTGAAGTTTATAATCGTTTTATTTAGGAGTAACTACCATGCAACAAATCTACAAGTCATTTAAGGGCACAGCCCGCGAATTTATCGCTGCAGGCGTTACAATCAATGGTAAGGAAATTAACCAGCCAGGATTGTCCCTCATGGCACAATATGGAGTTGCGAAGATTGTAGGAGAAGTCCCACGGCCTGAGGGTAAGAAAGGACACCCCGAGAAAATTTACGCAATCAACGGTAAAGCAGGCTTGCGGGTGGAATATAAGGAGACTCCGAAGGAATCGACGCAAAGCCGCGAAGAAGTGAAGGAACTAGTATCGGCTTAAATTTTCTTCCCATTGGGTTCTAAGGTATGCTAGAATCCCTTGGAAAGTGAATTTTTAACTAAGGGCTCAAAATGATCGGATACCTTAACGGCTCTGCACTAGCTGAACTTATTGAATTAGGAGCTGTGCATTGCCTCTATAGCAACAGCACGACGCGGGAATATTTGGGCGATTTGACTGCAGTTTACTTTTTCGATTCAAACTGGCGAGAAGTTGCACATCAAACCATGTTAGAATCAAAGAATGAATTTATTACTTATTCCCGTAGCTGGGGCGATTCTTTTCGAGGGCAACGGCCGGGCTATAAGGCAGCACATCGTTTACAAATGCTTAAGCAGATGCACGAAAACGGTGATATAATTCAATCTGCAATTTACAGCGTAGTTTAACTTTTATTTTTTACTTAGGAGCACACCATGGCAATCGTTCAAAGTATTAATAATGTTCATCAATTCCGCGAGGCTTTCCGCCTTGCTGGACGAATGAATAATTTCAGTTACGAAGGATTGGAGGTTCTTTTTGATTATCTGGACAATCTGAGCGAAGATACCGGAGAAACTATCGGGCTCGATGTTGTCGCTTTGTGCTGCGAATACTACGAATCAAGCATTCAAGAATTGATTGACAATTATAATATCGATCTGTCAGAAGTCAATGAGGATGATCCAGATTCGATTGTCGACGTGGTGCGGGAATATTTGGAGGATAACACCAGCGTATGCGGTGAAGTATCTGACGGCTTTGTATACGCTGCGTTTTGAGGTGATAACCCATGCTAGAATCATTCTATAAGCGCTTATTCATTCTAGGGATTGTGGCAGGGTGCGCAGGCTATGCCATAATGCTGGCTCTGGCACCTTGGATGCTGGTTATTTGGTTTTTGTTTTGGAGAAAATGAAATGTCGAAACTTGAGATAATCGAAAACGGCTCCAAGCGCACAATTAACGCCTATTTTCGAGCTAATGATGAATCGCACAAGTGGCCTATTTGCATGGTAACATGATTGCCAGTTATTCAATGGGAGAATGGAGGTTTACACTTCAGGGTGGAATACCCCTACAACAAAAAGCAGAATTAATGCACTGGCTTTGCATTATGGGCGTGCAGGTGTACACCAAAGCAAAGGAAAACTGTTTTCAGGTGAAAAAGAAATTAATGAATTTGATTGGTTTTGATTACTGATTGTGATAGAATTAAAGCATTCTAAGGAGTAATAAATGGCTGAAGTTGCATACACTGACCACGATGGTGTAAAGCGCACAATTGAAGGCGTAAGCCTTACACAGGACAAAGCTGGCCGCTATTGGATGTGGTCAGATCAAACCGAAACAAATCTAGCATATAAAGAGAAGACAGAAAAAGATTGTTATCTATCGGCCATTGATTCACTTTTATTTAGTCTACAATTGAAGGATGAGCGCTTGGCGGAATATAAAGCCATCGTAGATAAGGCAATAGCCTTTGCTGATAGTATTAAACCCGATGAGGAATAGCATGAGCACTACATACCAACAAGCCGCCGCAAAAGCTATTAGCTATGCCGCAAAGCATACCACGCCAGATATAAGGTCTAGTGCCGGGCTTTGCCTGAAGGATGCTATGGCGTGCATGGCAAAGGGTAAGCCGATGGCTGCATACATCAGGGCCATGGATAGCTTGCGGTATAGCGTAGGGGTTTGTGCAAAGGATTACAGCGAAGCATCAAGCGCTTCAGGTGTTATAGGGGTTTATCCCTAGGAAATAATTTGTCGCAAGACAACAAAAACAGCTTGCTTTGCTTTTTTCTTTGGTGTTATAATTTCACCATGGGCACAGCATAGGGCAGTGCCTAGAACCCAAAGGAAGAAGCCATGTTCACCACGCAAAAGTTTATTGAAGAATCCTTTATCGCTAACGGCGCTGAATGGCAGGTTAGCCACGATGGTGAATGGATTATGCTCGTTTGTGACCTTAGCGAAGATGAAGAATTTATTGGGCATGTTCAACCCGCAGGCGCTTGGAATAAGATGATCCAAGAATGTGCCGAAGAACACCGAGCAGTCATGCTAGGCATCTGATAGGGAATAAGAAAACAAACCCCGACTAACCATCGGGGTTTTATTTTGTCCGGTGCTTTATACATACATACATGAATGTATAATTTGTGGTTGCACTATATTGGTGCAGGTGTTTATTTTTCAGGCACATTAAAGTTACTCGAGGGTTTGGCATTCGCAAAAGGGCTATGCATTGTTACCGCCAAAATAATGCACTCCTACACTCACCCAGCAACTAAAGTATCATACCCTCGTTGTAGCATGAGATCTTCCAAGGATGGCACAATCGGCAGGCTTGCACATCGGATAGATACAAGGTTGATTACGTTAAATGGCTGATAATTGGACACTATACGATAGGTATATGCACCACAATGGATCATTCATGGCTATGATATTTCTGGTTTTATGGACGATACCTTTTGGTACCCTTATCGGCTCATCAAACACCTATGACTGCCCGCTTGGATATTTACCCTGAATCTTGCACAAGTAAAACAACAATACAGAAACAATGAAATTTATCAAATAGTATTATTCCTATACAAAGCAGAAAGCCCCATAGAAGCCTTTTAAAGCCTCTAGGAGCGATTTTAATCCAAAGGTAATACCCAAGGTAGTCTAGATATTTAAGTGCCTTAAAACTTGTTTAAAAGGCTCTGTGATATTTACCTCTGGCACAAACAAGAAAACCACCCAAAGGTGGTCATCTGTACTTTTAAATTTAGAAAACACTATCACCTGGATGTACTCGGTCAGCAGAAATATTCCCAGTGTTGTGTTCACCAAACACAAACGTTCACTTCTTTTGAACACAAAGAATAAATGAACAGACCTAATTAAAGTACAACCACAAAAGAAAAGCTACCCTAAAGGTAGCCTTCTTAGTTAGGCCTTCTCGATCCTTTCTTGAGCTATCTTAAAGTACCCCTCATCCATTTCGATACCGATGAAGTCTCGATTAAGGTTTTTTGCTGCTACACCAGTTGTACCTGAGCCTGCACAAAAGTCCAGCACTACATCACCTTCATTACTATATGTCTTGATTAGGTATTCCATCAAAGCTACTGGTTTCTGAGTTGGATGCACCTTACCTTTCTGTTGGGCATTGGATTCTGTGATGATTGTTTTAGGATAAAGCTCCGTATAAGTTCTCTCAATTCCATCGTTGTATTTCACCGATGCGGAATCACTGCTAGTGTAGATTTTAGATTTCTTGGTCTTATCTCGTTTTACCATTTGAGGATTATAACTTCCAGACTTCCCGTAAAAAACGCTTATCAACTCGTGCTGTTTCAAAGGTGCATATTTAGCTGTTGCGAAAGCTCCTGGTTTTACTTTATCCCAAATCCAATCGTATTTATAGTCCTTTATGTTAGATAATCTCAAAATAGAACTAAAAGGTTCTTGACCAAACAACACAATAGCTGAATTAGGTTTAGTAATTCTCTTGAGTTGTTCCCACATAGGCTCCAGAGGAATAACTGAATCCCATGAACATGCAGTCGTACCGTAAGGTGGATCAGCGAGGACAAGATCAACAGAGTTATCAGGGATATTTTTCATTACCTCAAGGCAATCACCTTGGTATAGTTGAATATTAGAAGTCAATTAAGTTTTCCTTTCTTTAGTTTCAAGGTTCAACGAAGGCTATAAAAGATGCTTAGTGTACACGATTTCACCCTGTCATGCAAGAGGGAAGAGGATATTTCTTTGATAGAAACCTTCAAAGAAGGGTTCGATAGGGTATTGAACACAAAGATTAGGTGCTTGAGTCCGAAGGATGAGACTGCTTGTTGTGCTTGGATAGAGGTGTAGGGTTCCCTTCTCTTTTGAGAATCTGTTAGTATGGAAAGCCTCCTAAGATGTTGTTTTATAAGGCTTTTTTAGACCAACTATTACAATTTTGTAATACCTATGATTCCAACCACTCGATAAGTAGTCGTTTCATCCGGGAACTTACGATGTAAACGTCCATTGGTTTGTTATCCCGAATACAACCTCTCCATATGAACTGAAGCATCTCGGACAGTGCGTACTTATCAGGATCAACAGGTTCATGAAAGTCCGTAAGGTACTTCTGAACATTCCAGTTAGGGTAGATATTCATAAGAAACAAACACAATGTTCTTTCTTTGTAGATATTTGTAGCTCTGGTTGTAGAAGGTAGCCACATTTGATATTTACTATTCTTTTGATTTTCTGTTTCAATTTCTTCACTCCTTGTTGTCTTTTTAGGTTCCTTTAGTCTAGGTCTTAGATAGTTAAGTTTAGCTTTTGTCAAATCATTCTTAGATTTGATAACTTCCTCTTCTTCGTTGCTCTCATCTTCTTTTGTGCTATTTGTGAGTAGCCACTGACTTACTCTCTTAGGTGTACAGAAGAAATACGATGTTCTAAACTCAGGGTTATTACTTAAGTAATTATCAATCTTCTTAAACATCAATAAAGTATTTTCTTTATTTGGTGTCTTACCTTTAGACCCGTACCAAGATTGACTGAACCAAGTATCCTTTTGTCTTTTAAATAAAGAATCAACAGCCTGAAGGTTAATGATATTCAGTAAAGACTTGATTTGTGCTTTCTTTTCCTTTTCTCTTTCCTCTAGGTCAGGAATCTTTTCTTTTGTGTAAGTGAACCCATGCATTTGCATGAACTTACACATGGTGCTTGTTTCGTACATGTAAGTCAAGAGATATACTTCCCTAGAAGCCTCAATTACACTAGGAGGTATTTGAATATTAAGCATATTACTCGGGTATTTACTTGAGTACAGCATACCTACATCACACATGGCTTTTAGTTGTGCAAAATGATTGTGCTCTCGCACATCCCATGTCATTGAAATCTTACCGTTATTCTTTTCGTCAGAAAACATCTTTCCTTCATCAAAAAGATCATTGATTTCATCGTCATTGTACTTTTCAAATGCTTTAATAAAATCAACTACTTCATCAATAATCATTGTGTAACCCCAGTGGGTTATATATTTGATGTGCTCTTCTGTTAGACGTTTAAAGAGTTCGTGCGTACAAGCAATATTCTTTCCTGCTTTTAGGAGGTGTAGCATGTCTTCGCTTTTCAAACCCTCCTTATCGGACGGTATATTAACCTCTGTTGCAGCTAGTTCGTCTTTTGCACGATCTTCTACTTCAGAGGATAGCGGCGCTACGTAGATATATCGGATAGAGCTGTCTTGCTGTAGTTTCTTCAGTAAGTAAGTACTCTTTCCTGTGCCCATTACATAATCAATTACTTTGATTTCTTTTGTCATTTGTCTTCTTCGATTTCAATTACAATTTGATAAAAACCATCGGAAAAGTCTTCTAAGTATACACGGTCGATGTTGTATTTTTTGTACCCTTCCCTGACAGTAATGAAGTCAGTGATGTTATACCCATCTTTCAGTTGTTCAATTACTTCTGATAGCGTCATAATTAATTCACTCCAAGCAAGAAATATATTCTAGATGGTCAATGATCATAATCTCCTCTTCACTAATTACACGGTAAAGATTCCACCCTCGGGCACTCTTCGTCACCTCTAGAAAGCCGTTATCTTCTAGTGCTCGTACTGCACGAATAATAGTCATAGTGGTCAATGATGTTTTCTTTGAAATAGTCTCATAAGAGATATTCTTCTCTTCTGTGCCAACGTAAGACGAGATTACAGAGAACACAAGTTTTGCTGCAGGACTTAGTTCTTCATCTTGCATGATATATTCAGGAATAGTAAACAAAATATACCTTTCTTATTTGTTAAACATAACTTTATTATAACATAGGTTGTCCTAGATTACAAGCAAATTCTAAATCAACCCCAGCATCAAAGCCATCTCATAAGCCTCTTCATAGTCCTGTGTTTCAAGCACGTAGTAATCATCGGACATAAAATCTAAAGGCTCTTCTGAGATTGTACCATCTGGATAGATGTAGTATTTAGTCATACATTCGGTCCTTCCAAATATTTCCAATGTGTAATCCTTCCCTCTGGAAGTCGATACACTTCAGCACCATATCCTGCGATGTATTCAGTGTAATTCCAGCCATCTTGTTGTAGCTCTGCCGTGAGAATATAATCACTGATCCAAGGGTAAACTAAGCATTTACGGTAACGTTCAGGTAGTGCATCGTTTACGCTAATCCAATCCAATCGTTGCAAACGTTCAATCTTATCTGCACTCTCCTCCAGCAAGTCACTAATCCTATCAGGCTTTCCTTCCTGAACGGACTTACGTTCTGTGTTGTTCCTACGGATATTTGCTCGGATACGCAGTCTTTCAACTAGAGTTTGTTCTTCAATAGGTTTATTGGCGCTTACAAATACGTTGCTCTCTTTCATTCTTCCTCCTCTTCAATCCTAAGCGTGTCGTCCTGGTAGAAATTCCGTAGAACTTCATGTTGCTCTTTGGTGATGTAGTTCCAGTGACCATTAGGATTAAATTTATATACGGTTTTCATTCTCCACTCCCTTTCTTTTCTTCTTTGATATGCTCCATTCCCGCATCCTCAAACACAACCCTAAGACAAGCTGGAAACACAACCTTCTGTTGCATCTCCCTCCATTTTTCATGCAATAACTTCTGCTTTGCATTCTGGCAATCAGCGTAAGTCTTGTGAGCACTTATGATTTGAGGAGGCTCTTCTCCAAGAGAAGCTGCTAGGGTGAATATAGCTAGGACTGTTGTGATCATGTAAAAGTCTCCTTGATAAATTTAACTGCTTCTTCTACGGTTCCCGCCCATCTACAATAATGCCTAGGCTCTCCTCCATATTGAGGAATTTCTTCAATGTGAATGTGCTGCCAAGGTGTTACTACAATCAATCCGTATGCCCCATCTCCTAGAGTTACATACGCAATCTTTGTTCCGTGCAGGTATTCATTTTCAGTTTCTCCGGATCCCCAGTCTTTAAATTCTAGCATTTCAATCTCCTTTCTTAAAATTTAATCATAACACACCCCTTACCCCTTGTCAACTTGCACTTTCCATGCTATAATAACCCCTATAACGCGAAGAAATCTGTTCTTCTTTTTACCACAACAATGAAAGGGAATCATCAAATGGCATTGACAATCCAGCAACAACAAGAACTTCGGCATGTAGAAGCTTTCGATCTAGCAACATTCTTGCAGGGTTTTGAGCAAGCTGTCAAGGACGGTTACAGCCTGTCGCTTGAGCACAACGAAACTTATCCTTATGGGACTATCGGGCATTATATTGTGAAGATGATTCCGGGTGCATGGCAGAAGGAGAAGGCTGTAGAGGAGCCTGTAGCACAGCAGGTAGGGGTAGGTAGCCAAGAGGTCATAAAAGAGGTTGTAGAGGCTCCTAAGAAAACTGAAACGGCTACACAAGACGTTAAGGCGAAGCCTGGACGGCCTGCTAAGGGTAAGTAAGGTTTTAATACAAAGTAAAGGAGAACGAATGCAGAATCGCCGTCAGACACGGAAGGAAAAAATCACAGACTCTCCAAAGGGTCGAAAGGTACGAGAAAAGTTTGCAGAAGAAAAGAAGTTGCCACCTATTGTAGCAAAGACAGAGAAGCAAAAGCAATATCTTGGTATGCTGAATGATCCTAACATTCAAATGATTATTTGTCTGGGTCTACATGGTGTAGGTAAGTCATTTCTGAGCGCAACAGTAGCGGCAGACATGTATCTTGCAAACAAGATTACCAAAATTATTGTAGCTCGTCCTTATGTACAGACAGGGAAATCTTCAGGGCTAAAGCCGGGAACGGGTCTAGAGAAACTCTACCCTTATGTGCGTAATGTACTTGACCCTATCCGCAAACGTCTCGGTGGCCCTGCTTTTGACATTGCTCTTGCTGACGGACAAAAGGGTAGTATTGAGGTGCAGGAGCTAGAGTCTATTCGTGGACGGAGTTTTGATGAACGAAGTTTTCTTCTTCTTGAAGAAAGCCAGCAGAGTACACCAGAAGAAATGCTTGCTGTAATTACTCGTGTTTCAGACGAGTGTAAGATCATTATTTCCGGGGACTTGAACCAAAGGGACGGTAAGGGAGAGTCAGGGCTAAAATGGGTTCTTGATTTTGTCAAACGACACAAGATCAAAGGAGTTGGAATTGTTAACTTTGACTCTCCAGAGGATATCGTCAGAGGGGGTTTAGTCAAGGACATTGCCATCGGCCTGATGAAAGAGGGTCAACTTAGAAACAATAAGTAAGGAGATACGATGCCAAAGTCTACAGATCTGATTGGAAGACAATTTGGGAAATTAACTGTTGTTGAAAAGGTAACGCAGAAAACTATAAAGGGTATTGTCAAGAAAGGGGTATGGTGGAAGTGCGAATGCTCTTGCGGAGGTTTCGCAGTACCAACGACTAATGCTATTATGAACACAGTACGCAAGTGCCCTAGTTGTGTTACGAACGAGTTTAGAAGTAATTGGCTAAATAAAGTAGTAACTTCTAAAAACTATGGAGACTTCCAAGTTATAGGATTTTCACAAGACAAAGTTAATGTAAAATTCTTGGAAACTGGCTATACTGCGGTAGTTTCACATAAAGAATTGATTAGTAGAAGTGTTAAAGACTATTTGTTACCTACAGTCAGCGGGGTTGGGTATCTAGGTGTAGGCCCTTACGCAGCAAAAACTTATGTAAATGGAAAGCCAAAGAACAGTGCAGCTTATGAAGTGTGGAATGGGATGTTGAAGAGGTGCTATAACGAAGACTGGAGAACTAAGCAAGGTCGTACAAGTTATGACGGAGTTACAGTCGCACCTGAATGGCACAACTTTCAAAATTTTGCAAAATGGTACGAAGATAATAAGCCAAACTATGATGATTGTCATCTGGACAAGGACTTGAAACTAATCGGAAATAGAGTTTATAGCCCTGAAGCCTGTACTTTTGTACCTATCCAAGTTAATTCGTTGTTTACAGGTACAAAAGACGGCAGAGATTTACCAAGAGGGGTTCATTTCTGCAACAACAAAAACAAATATGTTGTTCAAGCTCATGTAGGAGAAGTAACATCTTCTGGAGAAGCAAAGCAAAGTTACTTCGGTGCTTATGCTACTTCGGATGAGGCTATTTCTGTTTATAAAGATGTAAAGAAGGCTCATTGCAAAGACGTTGCAGAGAAATACAGAGAGTTCCTTGATGAATCGGTTTACTACAATCTTGTAAACAACGCTTTGGATTTTATTAAATAAGAAAGGTCAAGTATGAATAAGAAGTTTACACGAAACAACGATGAAGACGAAGATGACTTCTCTGTAAAAGACAACTCACAGCTTCAGTTTTACACTAAAGTAAATCGAGTATACCAGCATGATGTGTTTATTGACCAACCGTTTGTAGATAGTTCATATTACCGCACTGTTATTGCAATGTTGAATGACGCCGGGCCTGACGACTTGGTTATCTTTCATCTAAATAGCCCTGGTGGCCTTCTTAGCGGGTTACAGTCTTTGGTAGAGGCTGTTAAGGGCACAGAGGCTCACACTGTTGCTTATATTGTAGGTCAGTGCGCATCAGCAGCTAGTATTTTTTCTATGTATTGCGACTCGGTAGTGGTTTCAGACATGGCTTCGGTCATGATTCACAACGTAAGTTACGCAACAGGAGGAAAGAATTCTGATATCATTGCTCACACACAACATATTGCTAAAACAAGTGAAAAGCTCATTCGGGAAACGTATCAGGGTTATTTAACGGAAAAGGAAATTGAAGAAGTTCTTAACGGGCGAGAAATTTACTTTGATGCCGACGAAGCACGAGAGCGATTTGCAAAGAGAGTAGATTACTTTGAAGAGAAGTACGCTGAACCCGAACCCCAACCAAAGAAACCCACCCGTAAGAAAAAGGAACCAGTTCAGACATGAATAGACAATCTCTAGAGCGACTGAAAGAGCTTCTGGAGTACAACCCTGAAACTGGTAAGGTGACTATTAAGAAATCTCAAAGGGTTCTTACACCCGATTCAGATGGAATAGTAGTCATCTTTGATTCCAAAGCCAAGCCTAAAACAAGAAAATATAAACTAGAACGCATTGCGTACTACTTGGCTTTTTCTATAGTACCAAGAGAAGATCAGAAGGTTCTTCACAAGAATCTTGATCCACAAGACAACAGAATCCAAAATCTTTCTCTTGTGTCTAGGAGTGTTTTCAGGCAAATCAAAGAAGCTCATCGTAATCTTACAGGTGGGATTCATATAGTTCCTCATGCTGTAGATCAGTTCAGCTACATCTTGAAGTGGTTTGAGGATGGCATAGAGAAGAGTAGAATTATTCAAGATATCGTTGTTGCAAGACGACAGCAGCTTAAATTGCAATTGAAGTACAGTAAAATACTAACGAAGTTTTGTGTATTTGACAATTAAGTCAAATATTGACTAGACTTTTCGGTATTTTGATGTTATAATCAAGATTATGAATAGTGTAAAGCTTGGAACAAAGGCTAACTAATCCCTCCTTGGACGGACGTTAGACTCCAAGCTGAATAATAAAGCTTTACTCAAGTTCTTTGACCTCCTGATGTGCTCACTGAGTCTTTAATCTCCTTTCAACTCAGACATACAGCACTTCAACACTCCTTCTAGTGAACCGCTGAGTAAAGCACAACTGTCTGTGTTCGTGCCTAATTGGGCATCTACGGCAGACCCGGAACCATAACCGGGACTTGTTTCAAAGAGGCTATACGTGAAATTCCGGGATCGTGGATGGACCTGAAATCCTACCCTTGTAGATGCGCAAGACCGGCTCTGCCTCTTTTCTTATTCAACTATAACAATAATAACAAACACTATGGCTATTTGTCGTTCATGCCAGTCTTACTACAAGAAGAATCAGTGGAATCAAAGTGATGAGTGCAGTGATTGCGCTTATACTACTGATGTTCCTCTTTTTGATGAAGAGGATTCTTTGGAAGTAGAGCATTTACTTAATCCTACAGGTAGGAAATTACCTAACTTGTACAATGATTGATCGAAGATTTTGTGTATATATTCATAAGAGAAAAGATACTGGCGAGGTATTCTACTTAGGTCAAGGTACTTATAGCAGGGCATCCACTAAAAGACGGTATAAAGATTGGAAAGCTGTTGCGGAGCAAGCCGGTGGTTTTACACATGAATATATTGAGAAAAGACTAACAAAAGATGAAGCGGTTAATTTAGAAAATAAGTATTTAAATGAACCACCAAAGCATTGGAATTTAATTAATAAACACACTTGCATTAAAGAGTCTAGAGAACTTACAAGAGAGATGTTTTTTGAGATAGTTGAATATAACGAATCATCTCCTACCGGTCTTGTTTGGAAGTACGATAGAGGTACTAAAAATAAAGCAGGAAAGAAAGCCGGATGTAGAACAGATGACTATTATCGCATAGAGATTTCTGGTATTAGTTATTCTTGCCATAGAATTATTTATGCTCTTATACATGGCAAATGTAGTAGAGACATGACTATAAACCATATAAATACAAATTCTCTTGATAACAGAATAGAAAATTTAGAGGAAGTTACACAGTCTCTCAACAATAAGAGAAAAAGTACAACTGGTAGAAATGCAAAAGGGGTGTATTGGGAGATTCAAACCAAAAAAGGCAAGTACGGGGATATACTTACGACGTATGCCTGCTGTTGTTGGGAGGATGAAAATGGAAAACGAAAGATAAAGAAGTTTTCTGTTTCAAGGGTAGGTTTAATGGTGGCTTATAAATTAGCAATAGAGTACCGTAGAAAAATGGTAGAAATTTTCTATTAAGACTTTACCGAAGTTTAATGAATAAAAACTGTAAGCCATTTTGGACAAAATAGACTTTTTGACTAAGATGGCGAACAATTCACTGGTTTATAGTCGGAACCAATATCGCGGTATAGTAGAATGGTACTACGCAAGGCTCATAACCTTGAAATCCTGTTCGATTCAGGCTCCGCAACCAATACGCCTGATACCTCTGCGGAAGTACGTATCAGCTATCATCTACGCTACCGTAGGACTCGTTGACATTACGAGCAAGCCGTCAGGCAGGTGTCCTTCGTGACTCAGAGCGAAGTAAAAGAAGTTATGCTTCACAGGATTATTGCCAACTTTTCCTGATAAGTTACAGAGCGTTCTCTTTGCGTGTAGTACGAAAAGCTATAGCTGTAGTCGTAAGCAGTGTTGGTTAATCTGTTGCGCCGGGATTGATAACGCCGGTAAGGGTCTGTAATGGGCCGCTAGCATCTCCGCATTATAGTAAGCGGAACATATTTCATTTAGCCCGCATAGTCGGGCTTTTAGTTTTGGAGAGACGCATGGTATTTAAGAAACGCTCAGAGAATGGCGGTCAAATACATGAGGACATTAACGTAAAGGGGCGTCCTCTGAAGAAAGACCAGAAAACCTTGACCCGTCGTGAAGCTAAGGATAAGGAAATGCTTACCCTTGCTCGAAAACTCAAGCCAGGAGCACAAGTTGCTTTGAAGGAAGCATTGAAGATTTTGAATAATGAAAAGGCAAGTGAAGCTGCGAAGTTGAAGGCTGCTGAGATTTATTTGAAGTACTTTCATTTGACGGTGGATAAATTGTATCAAGCCTCTGGCGCGGATGAATTGCCGGAAGAACAGACTAAGGTTGAGGATGTGCAGCCGGATAATAGGCCACTTTTCTCTTTGAAAATGTTACCACAACCCGAAGAAAAAGAAGAATAACAGGAGATTAGATTTTGAGTAATGAGGAACAAGTTGTTCTCGCACCAGCTAGTGTACCGCAGGAGCAGTTCCTAAGTTCGACTTCTGCAATCACGTTGTACGCCGGGGCCATGGGGGCAGGTAAGACGTTTGCTATCGTGTTAAATATGGTTAAGTTTGCTGCTATGCAGAATTCTACTATCGTGTGCTTTCGTCGTACTATGGGGGAAATGAAGGCTGGTGGGGGTATTTGGCAAGAAGCTGTACCTATCTTTCGGAAAATGTTTCCTGACTGCAAGGTGCGCTCAAACGAACTTGAAATTTACATCCCCTCTACTAATTCTTTTCTGAAGTTCCAGTCGCTACAACATCAGTCCGATGTGGATAAAGCCCTCGGCGCTCAATACTCTGCTATCTTTTTTGACGAAGCAGTCACCTTCCCGTTTGATCAGTTTATTATTCCTCTGCTCGGACGACTCCGTAATGCAAAAGTCTCCTACATGCCCCAGATGTTCTGGGCTACCAATCCAAAATTTGACCACGGTATTTATCACTGGATTAAGGATTTTTATCTAGATGAGTATGGAATTCCTCTGAAGGAAAAGTCAAACATTGAACGTTGGTTTGTTCTACAAAATAACAAGCCTGTATGGTTTGATACTAAAGAAGAGGCTTTGGTATATTGCGACACATTGCCGATGGCTGGCGGGCACAAAATTACGCCTAGAAGTTTCAGAGCCATTCGAGCACACGTTACAGATAATGAACCCTTGCTACGGGCTGACCCAAATTATCTCTCTAATTTGCAGGCTTTACCTACAATTCGCCGCAGAATTTATCTGGATGGCTCTTGGGTTGCAAAAGAGGAAGAAGCGGGTTATTTTAAACGGGAGTGGTGTGAAGTTCTACCCTTTCCTCCAGATACACCGCGTAAAAAAGTACGTGTTTGGGATCAAAGTTCAACCCTACCTTCCTCAGCCGTACCCGATCCTGATTGGACTCGTGGTAGTCTAGTAAGTAAAGATTCTAACAGTATTTACACTGTAGAAGACATTAAGAGTTTAAGAGATAGGCCACACAAGGTAGAAGAATTGATTATTGCAACTGCTCAAGAAGATGGCCCTTCTGTCACCGTAGTGTTGGCAGTAGACCCAGGAGCGGCAGGCGTTGCATATGCAAACTCAATGAAAGCACGCCTAGCTGAGATGGGTTTTTATGTGAAACTTGTAAAAACAAATAAGTCCAAGTTAACACGGTTTTTACCTTTCTCTTCATTGGCAGAGGCTGGTAGAGTAAGGTTCTGCAGAGCAGAGTGGCTTGAGGATTGCTTCGGAGAGCTGGAGGTGTTTTCTGGAACTAGAAACGGATTTCACGATGATATTTGTGATACACTATCTGATGCTGTTTTGGTACTGAATCAGACTAAAGATATTCCAATTATGACACTACCAAATCTCTCAATGAGTGGGCAACCTTCTTCATCTTTCGTAAATTCATATAGTCAAGGTAGGACTTCTTTTAGTCTACCATCATTCAATATTAAATAGGGAGCTTTATGGCTGCAAGAAAGAAAACAGTTACGAAGGCAGTCAGTCCTTTGGATCAACCGGAAAGATTTAGATTTGGTGAAATGGCTAGTTTAGGCCTAAAGGTCTATAGTGGCGTTACTCAAGATGAATTGAAGCGCGAATTGAACTGGCCTAACAGCATTAATACTTACCGTGAGATGAGTTATCATTCAGCAGTTAATGCCCCATTGACTTTGTTTGAAAACATCATTTCTAAGGCTACTTGGGTTTACAAGCCACCTGAAAATCCAACAGAAGAAGAAAAGAACCAAGCAAAGATCATTAACCAAATGATGACTGACATGGAACAACCTTGGTCAGAATTCATTCGAGATGTTCTTAGTTCTAATATTTTTGGGTTCTCCGTTCATGAAAAAGTCTATCGTAAACGATTCAAGTCTAACGGCAGTCTATACGATGATGGTATTATTGGTTGGAAGAAGATACCTATTCGTGTTCAGGAAAGTATTTCAAAGTTCATTTTCTCTGATGATGGAAACGATGTGATTGGTGTACAGCAGAATATTTCTGCCATTAATGATACCTACAATCGTTTTAGCAAGCGTGCTAACCTGATCAATATTCCTCGTAGCAAGTTCTTGCTGTTCCGAACAGGTAAGCACCGTGGTGATCCTTTTGGTAAGTCACCCTTGCGAGATGCCTATCTTGCTTGGAGATTCCTGACGCAGCTTGAAGAACTTGAGGCTCTTGGGGTAGCTAAAGACTTGAATGGTATTCCAGTTCTGAGCTTGCCTCCACAAGTGCTTTCCGCCGATGGCGATCAAGAGCAACGTCTTTACTTTGAGAATGCAATTCGTAATCTTCAAGTAGGTGAACAGATGGGGATTATTTTACCAAGTCTCTATGATGAGCAAGGTAAGCCTCTCTATAAGATTGAACTACTTTCATCTGACGGTAAGAAGAACTTTGATCTGAATAAGATTAAGGAGTATTACCGTGGCCTTATTTTTATCTCTCTTTTTGCAGATATCCTATTACAAGGTGTTACAACTACAGGCTCTTTTGCACTAGGTTCTATCAAGAATAGTCTTTCCGGTGCTTATGCCGAACGGTTGATTTCTAACATTGCCGAAGTCATTCAGAATGATCTTATCCGCCAAACGTATGAAATTAATTCGTGGCCTACGGATAGAATGGGTAAACTTGATTTTGACAATCTGGATAACACCGATATTGAAAGTCTGAGCAAATACCTACAACGTGTTGCTTCTGTCGGATTGCTTGAAAAAGATCGTGCTGTTCTCAACGCTGTGCGTCAAGGTATTGGGATCGATCCTCTTCCAGAGGATTTGCCTCCACAACAGGATTTGCTGACCCCTGAGACAAGTCGTTCAGGGGACGGAATGACTACTCCTGGTGAGGGGACAGCAACTAATGTGAGTGGTCAAGATACCACATCAAACAATCTTGAAAATGCCGCCTAGTCGTAGTATAATTTCTCTTTAAACTTTAAGGAGTAAGATGGAAATTATAAAACAATTTGACTATGAACCTCAGAATTTTTATGTCTATGTGCATCGAAGAGCTTCCGATAACAAGGTGTTTTACGTTGGCAAGGGAAATGAGAGAAGAGGTTGGCAGAGGTCAGGCAGAAATAAACTTTGGCACACGATTGCAAATAAGCATGGAGTAGTTTGTGAGATTGTAAAAGACAATCTGGACGAAGATTTGAGTTTTGACTTGGAAAGGGAATTAATTTCTTTTTACGGCAGGCTTGATTTGCGCACAGGTTGTCTTGCAAACTTCACAGACGGTGGTGAAGGGCGGTCAGGGAGTGTTCTTTCCAAAGAATCAATCGCTAAACAGAAAGAGTCTGCTAAAAATAGTGCAGCCTGTAAACAGTATGCGTTATCTATGAGTCGAAAGATTATTATGGATGAAAGCATATGTTTTCTTAGCGGCAAGGATTGTAGTAAATTTTTGGCTAATCTTTATGGAAAGAATGTGCAAAGCAACCATATAAACAGGGTTGCAAATTTGAAGGCATATTCATACTTAGGGCATGTTTTCAGATGGGTAGATTCTGATCCTAAAGATTTTTATAGTAAACAGTCCGAACTGCGCATTGTCAAAAAGCAAGAGAAAATTAGAAAAATGAAATCGTGCAAGTATGAGTCAAGAAAGCGAAAAGTTATTCGTAGTGACGGTATGACTTTCAATTCTGTACTTGAAGCATCTAATTTTTGTGTAGAGCACCACAACGCTAAGAACATGAAAAGTGCTAAAGCAACAATCAATGCTGCACTGAGAGGGAATATACTCACTGCTTTCGGGTTTGGATGGAAAGTATGTGATTAAACAGAAACAGATAAATCAATAATTCACTTGTAATTATTACAAAAGTATGATATAATTGATTTATCTGTTGTCTAGAATTAAAAGAAAGAAAATGGATGACTAAAGAAATTAAAGTCCCTATTGCTAAGGCAAAGGACGAAGTTCTAAAGCAAGCCCTGTATGTGGTTCTTGAGCCTGATACGGTAGATGCTCATGGAGATATTTACGATGCACACGAAGTCCGTAAGGCTTGCCATAATTTTAACCGCAGTCACACAGTAGCAGCTAATTTGTTCCATATGATTGAAACCGATGGTTTCTCTGTTGCTGAATCTTACTGCGCTCCTGTAGAAATGCAAATAGGTGAAGAAATTGTAAAGGCTGGGTCATGGCTTGTCAACCTTCAGTTTAACGATGATGAACTGTGGGCTGCTGCTGATGCTGGGGAATTCTCTGGTGTAAGCATTGGAGCACTAGCAAAAGTAGAGGAAATTAAATGACACAAGACTACTACAAGTCTCTTTGTAAAAATAATATTCATAATCGTTTCTACACTTATCTTCATCGAAGAAACGACAATGGAGAAGTTTTTTACGTAGGTAAGGGGTCTGGAGTGAGGGCTTGGTCAGTACAAGGTCGAAGCTGTAAGTGGAGAGAAGTAGTTGACACTCATGGCTATTCTGTTGAGATTTATAAAGACCATCTACTAGATGAAGAATCTCTTGATCTTGAACGGGATTTAATTCAGCATTTCAGTAGTCTTAACAAGCTAGTTAATTTGACGACTGGTGGGCAAGGAACTTCTGTTTCCGATGAAGTTAGGCAAAAAATGTCTTTGTCACACATGGGCAAGAAAGCACCCAAAGAAGTAGTTGATAAGGTTATTTCTAAGTGGACGCCTGAAAAAAGAAAAGAGTTTTCGGAGAGTCGAACCGGAAGCAATGCAACTAGGTTTGATAAGAGTGTCTATGTGTTTTTTCACAATCTTTCTGAGATAGTTCATGTCGGAACCCGTGTAAGTCTGTGTGAAAAATATAATATTAAAAGTTCACTTCTAAAAGGACTATTTAGTAAAAAACGGAAGAAACGAAATACTGTGAAAGGTTGGAGTGTAGTATGACACAAAAAGCAAAACGTCGATTATCCGACATCTCATTTTCTCACGAAGGCGCTCACTTGGCCTTGTGTAGCAAGTCTCAAGGCGCTGCCAACAATTGGAATAAAGCTCTGATTATGAAGGGTCACAACTATTCTCCTGAGTTTATTCAAAAGATGCAGCAGATTCAAGTTACTTACGAACTGCCTGAATTCCTGCGAAAAGTAATGGGGCTATATTACGAAGATGCGGAAGTACTTGCCCGTATGCTGGGCTATGTTAAGCCTGAGGAAGAGGAAGAGGAAGATTCGGACGATTGGTATGAGAATTATATTGAAGAAAAACTTCAATCTTTCACAATTATTAAGTCACTTCACGAAGCAAAGAACCTCCCAGATGCTCTTTCAAAACTAACAGAACAAGATTATCTCGATGTACTTCAAGACCAAGCTTTGGTTGAAAAGGCGTTGAAAACAGAATTGGACAAAGAAGGTCAACCTTCTAAGGCCGATACCTCAACCAAAGTTGAGTCCAAAGTTGAGGCATCTGCCTCTAAGCAAGTTAAGAAAAACAAAGGAAAGCAAATGACCCAAGAAGCCGAAATGGTGGAGAAGTCTGCACTGACCGCAGTAGAGAAGGCTCTGGAAGATCAGAAGATCGCACTGGAAAAAGCTCTCGCACAGGTCAAGCAATACGAAGAAGAAAAGAAAGAAGCAATTGTAAAGTCCAAGACTGATGCTGTCAAGGCTGTAGTCAAGGATGAAAAGCAAGCTGCTGTGGTTGTGAAGGCTGCTCTAGCACTGGAAGATCAGGCTGATTTTGATGCGCTGGTTGAAGTGTTCAAGAGCATGAATGCACTGATTGAAAAGTCTGCACTGTTCCAAGAACAAGGCGTAAGTGCTGAAGCTGATGAAGCCCCAAAGAAGAATGGCGTTCTTGAAATCATCAAGTCGCAACAAGCTAAGAAGTAAATAAGAATAATAGGAGAAACATATGACTCTCGTCGCAACTGAAGCCCAACGGTATTCCAATCTGGTTAAGGAAGAACTGTGGCATGAAAAGGGTTACTGCACCAAGCAAGTAACTGTAAATGATGCAGCACAAACGCTGGCACTTGGCACTGTTCTAGGTCAAGTTACCGTGGGTGGTAAGTACAAGGTAGCCAAGGAAACCGCTTCTGATGGTTCTAAGGTTGGTGCTGCTATTGTAGTGGAAGCAATTACGATTCCTGCCACTACCGACACTAATGTTCTCGTGATGTATCGCGGTCCTGCTGAAGTATCTAAGGGTGCTCTGGTTGTTGACGCAACCTATGATGATGCTACCAAGTTGGGCGTGCTTTACGCTGATCTGGAAGCTAAGGGTATCCAAGTATCCACGACTGTCTAAATTAACTATAATAAGAAGGAAATAAATCATGGCAATTCGTGATTATGCAGACCCGTTTAAGGTCATTGATCAAACCGAAGCTATTATCTCTGTTCAAAACCAATGGGGTCTAATCAATGAACTCGGTCTGTTCCAACGAGAGGGCGTTACTCAGCACACTGTGTCTGTGGAGAGCCAGAATGGTACGCTGGCACTGATTGGCGACACCAAGCGCGGCACTCGTAACCAAGTAAACAAGGACGATGTTCGTGCGATCCGCACTTTCGCTATTCCTAACTTCTCTGTGGATGATGCGGTGTTCCCTGAAGATGTACAAGGTCGTCGGTCCTACGGTAGTGACAACCCTGATACCACTGACGCTGTGATTGCTCGTAAGCTGGCTCGTTTGGCTCAAAACCAGGCAGCTACTCTTGAGTTTGCTCGCGCTAAGGCAATCTGCACGGGTGATGTATACGCCCCAAATGGTACTGTAGTTGCCCAAAACGCCTACACTGAATTTGGTGTAGTCCGTAAGGAAATCGACTTTGTGTTTGGTACTGCCACTACTGATCTCCTGGCAAAGAGCGAAGAGTCCATCAGTCATATTCAAGATAACATCCAAACTGGCGATGTTGTCACTAATATGGTTGCACTGTGTTCTAGTGGTTTCTTTAGCAAGCTAATTTCTCATGCTACTGTAAAAGACGCTTTTAAATTTTACCAAAGTACACAAGAACCTCTGCGGAATCGTCTAGGTACCGGCCTGTATCGCAGATTCGTCTACGGTGGTGTCGAATATATTGAGTATCGCGGCAAGTATGCAGGTCAAGACATTATTACCGCTAACGAAGCATTTATGCTGCCTATCGGCGTTACCGATATGTTCAAGACTTTCAACAGCCCAGCAAGCAAGTTCGGCTCTGTGAATGCAGTTGGCGAGAGCATGTACGCATTTACGTTCTATGATCCTCGGGACGAAAAGATCGTAATTCAGACGGAGATGAACATGCTCAATCTGGTAACACGACCCCAGGGCGTGGTGCGCTTGTATAGTTCGTCGTAAGATGAATACCCCTCGTAAGAGGGGGTTTACTACAGAGGCTTGTGTTTTACAGGACTCTGTGTTAAAATTAGATTTTAAGCAATGGCTAGCTCGACGGAGCGAAAAGACTGACTATCCACCAGTCCTGCCAATTGTTCTTTAGTGGAATTATTCGGGAGGATAAAATGAAAAATGACTTTTATGTATACGTACACCGAAAAATAAACGGTGAAATTTTTTACGTAGGTAAGGGCAGGGCTAAAAGAGCTTGGTCTAAAACTAATAGGTCTAAATCTTGGTTAGATTTAGTATCCAAAGAAGATTTTGTTGTTGAAATTCTATACAAAAATTTAACTGAAGACAAGTCTCTAGTTTTAGAAAAAAAGGTAATACTGGATAATCCGAATGTAATAAATATTCGTGGAGATATTTCACCTAAACACATTCCAGATGATATTTCTTCTTTCGTTGCTTATAGTGAGAGTTCTCCGAGTGGATTAGTTTGGCTTTATAACTCTGTAAATACCAAAGTAGGAGAGTTTGCTGGAAGTAAAGCTAGGTATTGGTACATAAGTCAGTCGAACAAAAGATTTACTTGTCATAGGGTAGTTTGGAAACTTCTAAAAGGAGATGTTCCAAAAGGTTATGTAATAAATCATATAGATAATGATCCTTTCAACAATAAGATTGAAAATCTAGAGATGATTACCTATGCTGAAAATTCAAGGCGTTCAAAATCTCATACCGGACGGAATCTTCGTAAAAACAATACAACGGGCTTCAATGGAATTACTATCGCATCTGGTAGGCAAGCATACTTAGCAACATGGATTGATTTAGACGGTAAGTTACGTAATAAGTATTTTTCTATAAATAAATACGGATTAATACCAGCCCTTTACAATGCTATTAATTACCGAGAAAAAGAAATTGCAAAAATGAACCAACAAGGCGCAGGTTACACCGAACGTCACGGCAAATAAAGAACGGAGGCTTCGCCTCCTTCTATTAAAGTTTATTCAAGGAGTAAATTTCAATAGAACTAAAACAATAAAGGAGCCAAAATGGCATTAACAGACATTCAGAAGCTCCGGGTTGAAATCGGAGATACAGACGTAAGCTTTCCAATTTTGGATGATTCTTCTTATCAGTATTTTTTGGATAAGCACGACAATAATTTGGGGCGTGCGTCAATAGACGCAGCAAGAGCAATTCTGTTTCAGCTTTCTACGATGAATTCAGAAACAGTTTCTATCTTTAGCGTAAAGAATACGTCAGCAGAGGCATACCGTCAAGCTCTACTTCTTTATATTAAAGATCAAACTCTTAACCCAATTTATCAAACGCTTAAGGGCTACTTCGGCGGTGTATCCCTCTCCGATATGGAAGCAAACAATTCCAACGCTGATAACAACATCGTAGAGAATCCCGGAAGTACAAACCAACTGTTCGCCACAGGCCCGTTTACTTACGGATGGAGGCCCTGATGGATTGGGCAGTAGGTAGCACTAAAAGGGCACTACAGAGGCACGGACAAAACCTTACTTACTCCAGCATTGCCCGAGTAGTTGACCCAATTCTAGGCTCTGCTACAGAGACTCTCACGATTACAACTCTGAAAATCTACCCAGAGCCAATACAGGCAAATCAATGGAACTTTCCTACACTTGTAGGTAAGCAAACCGTGATGTTCTACTTAGCAGCAGACGGCTTGACTTTCACCCCAAAGCCTTCGGATGAAATCACCTACCAAGGTGAAGTATATCGAATTAATTCTTTTCAGTCTTTCACTGCTCACGGTAAAACAATCTTGTATAAACTACTTGGTGTAAAAGGTTAGCATGATTTCGGTGGACGTATCTAAAGTATTAGAAGAACTAAAGGCTTACCAGCAAGATACTGTCCGCCGCCTTGAAAAGATGGTTACTGGTTTTGCCTACATTATTTCTAAGACAGCTATTGCAAATACCCCAATTGGTGATTTAGAAGAATACTTTGACTTATACCAAGCCCGTTTAAACGATGGTAGAGGGCTGGAGCCTAGACCGGGATTTGCTAAAGGTTCTTGGCAAGTAAATACATCAGGGCAATTTAGTGTACAGCAAGTTTATTCTGGTGGTGAAGCACTGAATCTAATCAGTACAGATTTGAATAGCTATAAACTTGGAGATACATTGTACATTGGTAACAGAGGCTTCTACATCAAGATGCTTGAGAACAACTACAGTGACCAGACGCAAGGTATGGGCATCATGCAACCTACTTTAGACTCAATTATGCAGACTTACAAGGTTGACCTTGTGAGATTATTCAAGGAAGGTTAAGTATGAGTATTATAGCAGCCCAAACAGCTATCCGAAGAAGACTTGCTGCTCTTACTCCTGCACTATCTACAGCATTTGAAGGTGTCCCGTTTGTGCCTCCTACGGGAATGTATCAGAGGTTGCAGTTTGTGATTAACCCTCCGACTGATCCAGTGTTCGGTGCAGGGTATCACAGAGAGAATATTCAAGTTCAGATTTTCGTAGCTGACAAATTAGACGTAGGGACAACAGGAGCTATCACAAGGGCACAAGTGCTTAGGGATTGGTTCTACAAGGGCCTTACGTTAACAGAAAGTGGAGTTCGTATGCATGTTTTGCGTACACCACAAATTGCCGGTGCAACAGTCGCTGGTGACAGAGTTATTGTTCCAGTACTGATTCCACTTACTGTGGAAATTTATGATTACTGAAAGCAGTAAATACGCCTTTGGCGTGATAATTATTTTGCAAAATAATAAATAAGGAAAATAAAATGACAATTGCTCGTGGAGTTTCAAAAACTGTGGCGGTGAAACGCGAAAGCCAATGGGGTGTGCCTGCTGGTGCCTCTGGTGCTAAACTGCTCCGTCGCGTTACCGCAGACTTTAATTTGGTGAAAGAGAATTACGAGTCTAGCGAAATCAACCCCTCTTTCCAAACTATTGATTCCC